GCCGGATTAATTGGCGGATATAAAAGCATGAGAAACAATCTTGCTATGTCAAAGCAAGCCGCAAATCTAGAGCGTCAACAAAACGCGATGAACATGCAAGCGATTAAAAATCAAAGCGCCCAAGCTTCTCTCTTTGCCATGCAAGACCTTAGAAAAAACATGGGCTATCAATTAGCTACCCAAACAGCACGCGGAACTGAAATGGCAGGTTCAGCATTAGCGTTGCTACATGAATCTGAAACTAATTTTAACAAAGATGAACAAATTAGAAGAATGAACACGCTTGCAAAAGAAGCCGACCTAAGAGCCGCAGGGGTGATATCAGGAATGCATACTTTTGCCGCTCAGTCTAAACTTAAAAGCGACTTCTTTAACGCTGCTCTCAAAATGGGTGTAGCAGATATTAATGCGTTTGCATTGGAGAAATAATGGCTAACGACATTAAGACAATTGAAAGCACAGCGAAGATTGATGAGTCGGTAAGCCAAGGTGGTTTTACAGGCGCTGCTGCAAGTATCGCTGCGGTTAACACCACACAGAACAATATAGGTATGCAGGTTGCCGATGGCGCTACAATGCATTTGATGGATTACATCGGCGCGGACTTAGGAAAGAATCCAAGAGGCAACATCCTAACCATACCTGGAATTGATTATACAGAAAGACTACAAAAGTCCTATTCAAGTCAAGCGCAAATGACATTGGGATTACAAGCGCAAGAAGCATTTAATGCTGCAAACTTGGAAATGCAAAAGAAGATTGCCCTTTCTCCTGAAGACATAGTTCAATTCCAGCAAACCATGAAAGATGTCATTAAGGACACAACAGAACTTGCCCCCACTGGAGCAAGGGAAAATCTTGAAGCATCATTAATGGGAGAGTTATCCAATAAAGTTTATCAAAACAATGTTCGCATGAGCAATGAGCAAAGAGCACGCGAAGAAGACCATAATATCGCGTATTATAATGGTCAGAAAAACGCCATGATTCAAGCGAATAATTTGGGGAATACTGCTGATGCTTTGGCAATTAAAGAAAGCCAAGTTAAAACCTTAATTGAGCAACTAGAATCACAAAAAATATCTGAAACAACTTATCAAGCCAAGATTGAAGAACTGGATAGAAAATTCCAATCAAGCAAGATTACGCACGAATTAACTGAAGCAGCTAAGAATCGCGGCTCAGGAGAAGTTGAAAAACTAATTTCTGAGTTGCCTGATAAAGTGCCTGCTGGAATGAAATATGCTGATTGGATTTCTTCGGCTCAAGAGGCTGTGACAAACTTTAAAGCGCTTGAAACATTTCGTTCAACAGAAGCATCAGTACTTCAATCAGAATCATTTTCCAGAGTTGTTCAATATGGTTCAGATTTATCTCAAGCTGAATATGAAAATCTGCAATCAAAACTATCGCCCGTTGAATTTCAAACTCTACGCTTAAAGATTAACTCCTACTTAAATCCAAAGTCAAAAGGGCAGGATAAAGTTGGCAATTTAGTCAGGCAAAAGGATAATGGGCTGGCTTGGGGGTTGGAGACTGGCAAAGTTCAGATGGGCGCTTTGGTCTATATGGCTTCGAAAATTTCTGATAACGCAACCAAGCGTGGAAGCCCAATATCCGAATCAGAAGCTTTGGCGCAAGCTGCCGCAATGACTCCAATTGCAGTGAAGGGATATACTGACTACCTGAGTAACGCAATTGCTTCTGGCGACCCTCACAAAGCCATTGAGAACGCTGTTATTATTCAGTCGATGAAAGAGCAGGGCTACACAGGCCAGCGATACCAAGTTGATAAAACTACTGAAGTTGCTGCTGCAAAGATACTTGAAAAGGTAAATGAACCTGTCCCTGCTGCCGAAGCAGTAGCCAAGGCTCGTGAACTGATATTTACCAAGTCAAGCAAAGAGAATCTTGAGTTAGTTGCGACTTACAATGACTGGAAAACCAAACAGACCCAACAGGATATGAATGATAGTCGCACTTATGCAATCAAACAAATTGGTGCAAGTGACTTTAATAAATCAGCCGACCATGATGCATTAGCGAATCAATTTTATAGCCTTATGAAAGATTATTGGGTTGAGTCAAAGGGTGATAAGCAACTAGCTACAAAACTCGCGACTGATTTCATACATAGAAACTACGGCATTTCGACGATTAATGGAAAAGAACAGTTTGTCATTCACCCTCCTGAGCAGGTCTTAGGCCAAGGGTTGAATGGCTCTAAATATGTAATTGTTGATGATGCGCGAAATAGCATCGAATCTCAGTTCAAAGATTTAAATGATGCTTACAACGAAAAATTCCCAGATAATCCAAAGAAATATAAATCTGATGTTCGTATTGAATTTAAGCGCCCGGAGTTAAATGGAAAGCCAGTTACATTTGAAGGCTTGCGAGAACTATATACACAGTTTTCCGGTGAAAAAGACTTATCTAAGGCACGTAAGCTTGAAAAAGATTATTACGCCTACCGTGATGCTTACATTAAGGGTAATGACAAAATTGAGGCTGTGGCGCATTATCGTGATGGTCATTCAGCCCCTTTAACTGCTGTCTTAAATTCTGCACCTGCTGTGTTGCAGGATGGTGAGCAAGTAGGGGATTGGGGTGTTCATTTTGTCGATGCGAATGGCATACCTCAAGCAGTGCAAGCTTTATCTCCATACTACTCGCAACGAATATTCTACTCAGGCCAGAACCCTAGGCTGAAACAAAACATTCGAGACTTAGGAATAACCCCCCTGAATTTAGATTTATATGAAAGACAGAATGAAAACATGTTGGAATTTGCAGCACGCATAAAAAGAGAGCAAGATAGAAAATCTATGTCAGGGAACTAAAAGATGAAAGAAAAGCCAGAATTCCAAGCGCTCGGCCCTGATGTAAAATTACCTATTCTTAGGCCCACTGCAATTCAACAGACTTCTTTGCTAATGGATAGCGGGGTGGATTTTCCTTCACACGACCCTCAGTACACTTTGGGCGAACCATTCCACGAACCAGAAAAGAAAGTCGAGGAATCGCCAGGATATATATCGACTTTTGTTCACAAAGCGCTGGGATTGCCAGCGGCAGCCTACGAACAAATTGCCGATGAAAGTTCATTCTATCGGCGTGGATTATCAAACATATTCAACAACAACTCTGAGCCAAGAACTGACGGATGGACTTCTGGCAGCAACAAGCAGATGTATGAGTCAGTGCCGGAGAAATACTGGGGCGTTCTTCATGATGCGCATACGCCTGAACAACAGCAGCGGTTCTTTGAGAATATTTCCCATGAAATCGAGCAGGATGAGTATTACTCCAGAGGTCCATTTGCGGCAAAGCTTGCTGGCGGTCTTGCTGAGTTCTATAGCAGTGGAGCAGCTTTCTTAGGGATTGCGGCTCGCTCGGTAGAATACGCTAACATGGCACGCACTGTGACCATGAACACTCTTTATAATCTACCGAAGACGAGCGCCGAAGTCGCATGGATGACTGGAGTTGACCAGGCTAGAAACATAACAGGTGATGCTGAGGAATTTGGAACTAATTTCCTTACTGGTCTTGCATTTGCATCTGTGATTCATCCAGCATTTGAAGGATTGAGGCTTAGGGGCAAGCAGCGTGCCACGGCAGATACGATTGAAGCCGTTAGCAAAATGGATCCAGATATTGGAGTTCGCCCCGTAGTCGGCGAAAATGGCGAGATTAAGAAATACGAGGCTTACGATAACAGTTCGGATAAAAGCTTATCCGCTGATAAAGTAAAGTTATGGTCGGACTATGTTGACTCAAGAATCAATAAATCAACTGTAGTCGAAAGTGAGGGCATGAAATACTTTTTTGGAAATAAGGCTTTTGGCTCCATGACCTACCGACTAGCCACCTCTAATATACCAGGCGTTCGCGATTTGGTTCGCAGAATGACTTATAACGAACTTACAAGCGCTGGTGAAGCCGAGGGCGGTACTCGCCCAATGACTGCGGTTGAATATCGTAATAAGGCGCTAAAGGCGGCTGTCCAAGTAGCCAATAACGTTGAAGGCGCATTTTATAGGTTTGCTGGATTAGGCGATAAGGTTTCGTTTCTTTCCACCTCTAAAGGACTGTTTTTAAAAGATAGGGCAACCATGACTCAGTTACGTGATGATTTCATGAAAAAGTTTTATGGTGAAATCTACGACAACATACCCTCTGGAAACGAGCATGTCATGAGTGCCGTTAGTCAATGGAAGGCCTATGCCGAAAATGTAAATTTAGAGCTTGGCCGAATCCATGGCGTGAATGGCCCTTACTTTAAAGACATTAAAAATGTTTATTCATACTTCCCGATGACGCATGACTTAGGTAAATTGAAAGCTGGCGAAGTTAATGCGAACGGTCATCCATTGGTTGAAATAATTGCCAACCACCTAATGGAACGAAGCGGCGTTATTAACGCTTTAAAAGCTAAAATTGCAGAGAATACTTCAAATGAAAGATTGATTGAAGATCGCCTTAATAAGTCAATGGATTCTTTGTTTGAAACACTTATTAATAAAAACTATTACGCCGAAATTAAAGCCAAGAACGCCGATAATCTTTCTTTCCTTGAATCGCCAGAGAAGGCGGCTAAACGTGCGTTTGCGGATGAATCCTATGCCATGGCGAATGAGTATCAGGAAATCATAAAGGGCTTGAGAGAGAACGCCGGAAAGATGGATGCTATACGCCGTGAGACCATGAAAGACCCTGCGTTCCGTGATGCGCTAGAGAATCCTGAAATTTATGATGAAGGCTTGCTTGAACAATTTGAAACACACCTAAGCCAATTAACTGCGGCTGAAAGTGAAATTAAGGTTTCTGAGAGCCTATTGGAAAAAGCCACGACTAAGCTTAAAGAATTTCAGAACAAGATAACCGACCCTGAGACCTATGGCAAAACCGATAAGAGGTTAGCGCGGTCATCTGCAAGGCGAGTTGAGCTAGAAGCTAAAGTTCAAGAATACGAATATCAGGTTAAAATAGCAGAGGCTTTCAAGGGTAAAGCTGAGGCCGAACGCGCAAAACTTCATGAGGAAGCGGTCGAACGTGCGCGGCGAGGTGAAATGCCACGCGACTTATTTGACATTCTGCCCGATGGTAAGATTGAGTTTATCGATCCATTCAAAAAGCCTCGATTATTTGAAGCCTTTGAGGAGCGCTTAGAAGCCGAAGATTACGCGAAGCAATACATCGATAACGTGCTTCAAAACACCGAAGAAGATATTGCAGCGCAGCTTCATGGGGGGGCTGCTAACAAGCCTACAAACAGTTTCATGAGAAGACAGCGTATGATACCTGCCTCACTACTGGCTAAGAGCGGCTATCTAACAAATAACATTGGCTCAGCAGTCATTGGCTATGGCTCTCACGCTTCAAAACTTTTGGGGTACATGCAAGCTTTTAAAGGTACGCCAAGTGATATGAGCGGAGACTTTTCTTACAACTTAAAGAGCCAAGTTGAAGAGCTAAAGAATCAGGAAAGGGCAAAAACTAAAGACCCAAAAAAACTCTTAAAAGCATTCGAGAAAATCGACAAAGAATTACAGTCCTCTTTGGCTGATATCAAGCTAATGCATGATATTTACTTTGGGAGAGCGCAAGATGCCGCATCCAAGAAAGTAGCCAATGGAATTAAAGCCTATACTAGCTCAACCCTGTTGGGCGCTATGCCGCTATCAATGATGACTGAGCCAGCCAATATTGCAGGTGGTCATGGATGGGAATTTATGTTGCACGGCTTAAAAAACATGGTCGCTCAAGCGGCTTATGCATTAGGGAAAGAATCAAAATCGGTTGCAAGGGGTTATGCTGAGGATGCTCAAGTAGGGTTTAATAAAGTCACTGCACTACTTAACTATGCCATGTACAGCGCTGATAGACAAACACAAGCCGCTCGTGGGATGCCTTTTTCAAGACGACTGAACACAGTAAGCGAGTTAGTAGGTAATGCCTCCCTTGCAAACCAGTTTCAGGATATGTTTCATACTTGGACTGCCTCGATAGTCCAATCTCGAATCATGCGCAATATGCTTGCCTATGAAAAGAATGGAAAGATTAATGATGGCGAAGATAAGTGGATGCGCTCTATCGGTATCGATGCCAAGGTTCACGCAAAGGACTTTGTGGAGCAATACAACACCCATGGATTTAAAGATGGTGGCTATGAGTCCAATTACACTAAGTGGGATAACAGGCGCGCCTACAAGACAATGAGTGACGGTATTTATCGTGATGTAATGCGCACGCATACGGAATCAAATCCTATGGACTCGCCTTCATGGACAAACAAAAACCCTTATATAAATCTTCTGTGGCAGTTCAAGGGCTGGGGATGGTCTTTCTTTGCAAGGCAAACCTTACCTGGCATTCAAGACCCTACAGGCTCGCGCGCCCTTCAAATGTTTATGGCTATGGGGCTAGGTCTTTTGCAAGAGCCGTTGCGTGCGTGGATTAATGGTGATGAATTTGACATAAAAGACGAACACGCATGGCTTTATAAAGCTATTTCTAACGCAGGAATAATTGCACCTTTAACTGAGGCACTAAATACTGCTAATATCATTACAGGCGGTAATCTTGCTCCAAACATGATGCCGCAAAAGTTCAAACATATTGACAAGCTTGGTGGTGTTATTGGCCCTGCAGGAAGTGTTTTTGGTAAAGTTGCCGACATAATTCAGGATGGTTGGGATGGAAAAATATCCCAAAAAAGCTTGAGGAAAGTTGGTCAATTAATACCAGGCGCATACATTTGGGAAACACGCAGAATATCCAATAGTCTTGCCGATCTTATTGGCGATTCAATGGGAATACCCAAAGAATCGCGTCAACAACAGGGCTGGTGGTGGTGGCAAAAAATGAAAGATGCCGCTAAAGAACAGCAAATGCAAAGGGGCTAAAATGCCAACGAACCAAATTATTAATGATGTTTTGCCACTAACCCAACTTGTCGCAACTAATGCGCAGGTATTGTTTAATACAGACTGGACGGCTGCGTCAACTACGGACGTGGTTGTTTATGCGCGCGCGGCAGGAGCAGATGTTGATGACGTTACACAGCTAGTCCCTGATACAGATTATACGGTTTCATTTGTTGGGATGTCACAGACCGTTGATGTTACCTTTTTGGTTGGTAGAACCACTGGCGATATCATCACTATTATGCGTGACACGCCAGCCGACAGATTAAACTTGTATTCAAACACCAACTTCATCCCCGCAATGCTCAACCAAGACACTGCAATTCTTACCTTAGTTGACCAGCAAGCGCAGTTAGTTAATCAGAGACTGGCTCCTAAATATAATAATTCCGTAACATTAACCGACCCAAATGATCCAGAAATTGATTTAATTCTCCCATTGCTAGGTGCAAACCAAATCTGGGCAAAGAACGACAATAATGATGAAATCATTGCGTATGACGTTCCCGCAAGCGGCTCTTTAGCTCCAGGTGATGCAACGTACATCCTTCAAACCCCTGATGCAGATTTGCCAAACGCTCAAGCCATGGGGTCACTTGCCACTGGTTTAGTTGTAAATACTTCCTCTACAGGCGTTCAATTAACACGCGTTTTGACGGGTACTACAAACCAAACAACGGTCACAAATGGCAATGGACTGTCTGGAAATCCAACGGTTGCTATTGCGAATAACCCAATATTGCCAGGGACTGAATATTTTAAACCACCTCAAGGCACAACAGCAGAAAGGCCAGTAAGCCCAGCGAATGGGATGGTGAGATTCAATACTGACCTTAACGCTTTGGAAGTTTATGAAGGTTCAGCTTGGGATACTTTGTCGGGCGGATTGGTAGATACTGTAACTGGAACGGCAAATGAAATTGATGTTGATAATACCGATCCAGCTAATCCAGTTCTATCATTATCTGCCACTTTGGATGCGCCAGGAACCTTCACAGTTCAAGGTACAATCTCAATTGATTCAATAATTGATGATGATACCTTTGCTACTGCAACCGATTCTAATATTCCTACCGCTGAATCAGTAAAAGCCTATGTTGATAGTTTTGGGCCTGGCATTGTTACGGCAGTAGACGGAACTACCAACGAGATTGATGTTGATAGTACAGACCCCGCAGTGCCTGTTGTTGGTCTTGCAAGTAATCCGGTTGTTCCAGGGACAGCTTCCATGACTGTTCCAAAAGGCACAGTAGCTCAACGGGCTGGCGCTTCTGGCTCAATTCGATTCAATACTGATTCTAATCTATTTGAAGTTACAGTAAACGGCACTGATTGGGTGACGCTTGACACACATACTGGCGGCGATGTTGACTCAATTATTGGAACAGCAAATCAAGTTATTGCCTCAAGCCCTACGGGTAACGTTACTTTAAGTTTGCCACAGTCAATTGCGACAACGAGTGATGTTACTTTTGGTAGTGTTACTTTTAGTCCGACAACTAAAGGGATTGTTGGGACTACTACTAATAACAATGCTGGGACTGGTTACGTGGGCGAGTTTGTAGAGAGCAACATTCCAGTTGCATCTTCTGTTGGAATAACAACCAACACAGACAGTAATATTACAAGCATTTCTTTGACAGCGGGAGATTGGGAGATTTTTGGCAATGTAGGTGTATCGGCAGGTAATGCATCAACTTCATTAAATTATTTTTATGGGTGGGTTAGTGCGACTTCTGCTACACAGCCTAACTTATCAAGGCTTGCATCTCAAATATACCCGCCATTAACAGGTTTTAACGCAATTACACCCTGTTTAACTACGCCTTCTATTAGAGTAAGTTTAGCAAGCACCACAACAATATATTTATCGGTGAAAGCTGTTTTTACAGTAAGCACTTGCTCCGCCTTTGGAACAATAATCGCAAGGAGAATGCGTTAATGAACATAGTGCAAATATGTCAATATAAATATCCTAATCAAGTTGAAAACACAAACATTACTTTTCGAAAACCAGATTCTGAAATATTAATTTCTACGTGGAGCGTGCCTAACGAACCACGCCCAACTGAAGCAGAATTACTCGCCTATGGTCAAGAGCATAAACGAGCTATCGAGATTAACGCGCTCTCCTTAGAGCTTGCTGCAACCATTCAATACTTGGTTGACCAAACCGCAAAGTATAAGAATTACGAAAACGCCGTGTCTTGCGCAAGCTATGCAAATAGTACGATTGAGGCGTGGAAAGTTGAAGCTGACACGTTTATCGCTTGGCGTGATTCTGTATGGTTTTATGCTTATTTGCAACTGGAGTTATATTCTGGCAATGAAGAACCATTACCAAGTGTTGAGCAATTTATGGCTGCACTTCCTCAAATCGAATGGTAGGGAATTAATTATGAAATCAAAAGGTCATGCGCTGATTCCAGTAATCATTATAACAGCAGCTTTCTTAGTTGGTCTTGGCTCTTATTTATTTACAAAGAAAAATGATGGCCATGTAGAGCAAGCCGCCGAAGCTGTTTTAAGGACGCATGGCATTGACATTGATTTCAGCCCTGATGACGAAGCCGATTAATGGCATTGGAGCGCGAGACACAAAAAGCTTTGTTTGAGTGGTTTTGCAAGCAATATCCTAAGCTTAAACTTTTCTTTACAAAGATTGATAATGAAGGAAAAAGAAAGGTTATTGTTCGCAATGGCGTAAAGGTTCCAATTGGGCTTTACAGCGCCATCGCTCAAGGACTTAACCCTTCTACTCCAGATATATTTATTTCATATCCATTTAATGGCTTTGCTGGTCTTTTTATTGAGCTTAAGCCGGACAGGTGGAAGCCACGCTCAACAAAAGAAAAGGAGCACGCACAGGCACAGTTAGAACGTATTGAGCTGCTCAAATCTGTTGGGTATCAGGCGCATTTTTGCATCGGTGCGCTCGATGCTATCGATAAAATTAAAAATTATCTTAAGAAATAGGGCTTAAAATTTATATTCGTTTACCTAGCTTAAACCCCTACCCTCATCAGCTTAATTCGCTTCATGCAATCCTTGCTGGAAAAAATACGTTAAGCGTTGTGCATCGCCGCGCAGGGAAAGACGTGTTTTGTGTTGAGGCGTGGCTATTAAGAGCACTCACAAGAGTCGGGACTCATGCCTATCTTTTCCCGATGGTGAAGCAAGCGCGCGAGGTGATATGGAATGGAATGGACTTCTCAGGGAGGCCCTTTATCTCGGCTATTCCTGAAGTATTAATAGCCAAAAAGAATGATGCGAGAATGGAAATCAAGCTTATTAATGGATCGCGCATGGTTCTCGGCGGCTCAAACAACTTCAATTCTATCATGGGAGCAAACCCTGTCACGGTAATCTATTCTGAGTTTGCGCTTCATAATCCATTGGCAAGGCAGTACATCAATCCAATTCTTGTGCAGAACAAAGGCATTGAAATTATTCAGTCCACACCTCGCGGCAAGAACCATTTATTTGAGCTAATGCAAACTGTCAGGGATAACCCAAATTACTGCGTTCAGCATTTAGGCTACAAAGAAACTAAGAAGTTTGATGGCTCGCCTATTATCACCGAGCTAGATATCCAAGAAGCGAAGCTTAGAGGCATGTCGGATGAAATGATCCGCCAAGAATTTGAGTGCGATTTTGAAGTTGGTAATATCGGAGCGTACTTTACTGTCGAGATTTCGGACATGATTAGGGAAGGGCGTTTTTGCACGCTGCCATTTAATCCAGGGATACCTGTTCACACCGTGTGGGATTTGGGCGGCACAGACTCCACAGCAGGAATTTTCTTTCAGGTGGATGGAAAGTATGCCAATGTTGTTGGAATGCTTCACAGCCACGGGAAGGGCTTTAAATGGTATCTTGACGAAGCCGATAATTTTAGAAATATTATGAATGCAAAATGGGGTATGCACTTTGCACCCCATGATGTTTCACAAAAGCATCAAGGCTTTGAGCACGCTGAGTCAAGGCTCACGCAAGCGAGAAAGTATGGTTGGCATTTTAACGTGCTTCCAAAGATTAGCTTTGAAGATGGCATGGAGCAGTTGAGATATGTGTTCCCACGCATGAGGATTGACAAGAATCGATGCGCTCTTGCTCACAGAGCATTATCCGAGTATCAGCGCAAATGGGATGAAGTCAAGGCAATCTACTCTCCAAAGCCGCTCGACAATTGGGCGGTTCACATTGCAGACTCATTCAGGTATCTAGCCATAGCCTACCGCCGAGTCTTTGAAATGCCCCAATACACCTCCCAAAGCACAGAATACCGCTAGGGCTTGCGGGCTAACCCCCGAAGGGGGCAAAGGACCCCCAAACATGCCTAAAATTCAGACACCTGCTCTACGCCCACTGGCAGAGTTTCAGAGCCGCTCTCAGGGCCAGAATCAAACTCAGGAGGGGGAAGGAAAGTGCCAGGCCACGCAACCTCAAGGCCGCAGAGAACGCAAGCCCACGCAGTCACGCGGACAGTTTGGCGACCATGGTGCCATGAACAAGGGACAAAATCGTGCGCGCACATAGGGGCTCCTAAATCAGGGTAGGATAGCACCCAAACACGAACCTACAAAGCCTACAATTGGACAATATTTACCCGGAAAAGCCTGAAAAGCAGAAAAGTTGGGGATTTGATTGGATGTGGATGACCATCGCCCCGGACAACAGGGGGGTTGACCTACTGGGGGAACTGGTCGACCTCTTGAGAGAGTTCTGGGTCACCGGACTCCCTCCCTCGCCGCAAAACCCCAAACCTCCCCTCTCCCTGCGCGCGCCTACGCGGGCGGGTGTACGGGGGTGCGAGCGCGTCCGTGCCCCTGCGTGCGCAACTCATTATATGCCCCGACACAAAAATTAATTCCGCACTTAAACAAAAAAATACTTGACAAGCTTTTTGTCTTATGCGATACTGTTCCCACGTTGAAGTTATGACGCAATTAATTAACGGAGTGCAGCATGTACATCATATCAATCGGCAGTGACGTAGTTACGTTCGACAACAGATTTAACGCCTTCCCATTCATCCGCGCATTGTGGGCAGCTAACAGCGAGCTTGATATCAAGATGGTTAGCGCAGCAACGGGCTGGGTTCATGACCTTAGTTGGCTCAAGACGGCATAACAATCGGGGCGCAAGCCCCTCATTAACGGAGTGCAAAAGATGCAACAGATTAACGACTTTGTAGACTACATTGAAAGCTTTTATGCGGATGGCGGCATTTACCCAATGGGCTTGACGCGCGATGAAGCCTTAGTTGCCACGGGCGCACGCATCGGGCTTTGTAAATGGAACAACGTACCCTTTGAGGGAGATACGATTGACCGTGAAGCGGTTAGGGATATCGTTTTAGAGTTGCGTCAACCCTGATTTTTTTAAAAACGATTAATTAACGGAGTGCAAAAGATGCAATACGAATCAGTTTATGACGAGCCCTTCAACGGCTACGATATAAGCATTTACATCCACGAAGATAAAACCTGTACGGTTGACGTGAAATATCCATGCGGTGAGTTAGTGGCTGGCTGGTGTGGCATTGAGGGCTTCGAGTCTGGCATGTGGACAGCGAAAGAGTTCATTATCGATAACCCTAAGAGTAAAGCGCCTCATTGTAGCGATGAATGGTGTAACGATTAACAATTAACGGAGTGCAAGAGATGAAGGCAATACAGGTTAAATATTTACCGCCAACGGAGTTTAAGCCGTCACGCATCAAGGCATGGGTTGAGGGCGGTGAGTCTGTAACGCAGTCGAGAAGCTATGAGTTATGTGACTATGGTAATGCATGTGAATGTGCCTACTCGCTTATTCTTAAGCTTGGGTGGCGCGTAAAAATGAAAGGGGGCGCTCTACCCAATGGAGATATGGCTTTCATAATCATTGATACAAACTGCGAACCATCGGTTATATAAATACTTAATTAACGGAGTGCAAAAGATGAAATATCATTCATACGACCGCGGCAATGTCCGCGCCTATTTCAAGTTTGAGGCGGAAGCATGACCGACTACATAGACATACGCTGGCACGTAGAAGACATTGAGATGTGCGCAGAGGACAATGAGATTGAGATAACCCGCGAACAGGCTTTGGAGGCGCTCCTTAACCTTAAGCATAACCATGATGCTACGGTGGGGATTAATTGGGATGTGATTTTGTGTGAGATTAATGAGGTGGTGAGTGAGCATGGATAAATTTAAAATAATGTGGGGTAAACTACCAGCGTTCGTGCAACAGGCTTTCACAAAAGAAAGCTTTAAGCACGCGGTTGTTTGCGGGACTGTGGTGACGCTTGTAAAGGTTTATTTTGGAGGGTGATATGGGGATACCGAAGAGGACTAAAGATACAATAGACAATTACGTTAAACAAATGTGGAGGCCAGGCGGTTTTGTTCAGGCTGTTTTAGAGAACAACCTATGCCAAGCTTTCGGGCGAGCAGATGCGGAGAATCGTAAATGCATGGAGGATATAGTAAGATATGTTTATCAGAATGTCCCTAATGCCGCATGGGGAAGCCCAGAAATAGTTGAAAGCTGGTTAGCTTACAAAGGCAAATAGCACCCCCCACTGTCCAACCTCAATCCAGCCTTGCAACCTAATTATCCCCAGATTCTGTGGATAATCCTGTGCGTAACCAAAATAATAATAATAAGAAACGAGATAGGGAGCGACTTAAACGTGAGTTTTTGACGCGGACTATTTTTAAACCAAGGAGATTAAATGCCAAATATAAGACTAGATTTTATATCAAATATAGAAGATGTATACGTGCAACGCATGAAAGAATTGAGGGCGATGTATATTGATTTAGATTTAGCGCTATCAGAAATAGAAGAAGACCAAATGTTTGACAAAAACCCTGGGGCAATGAGAACAATATCCTTGGCAAGAACCCATTTAGAAACTTCTTTAATGTACGCAATAAAATCACTGTGTATAATCGGTGAGATTAAAGACAGATAAATTCTACTGCGCAAAAAACGTTGCAATCAAACTTTTTGCGCATAAGGCCAAAAAAATTACAGCGTAAATTATCCCTGTTATCTTTAAAACATCTTTTGTATTTTTCTTCATTTTTTTAAACTCTATCGCCTATCTGGGTGATTAAAATCATAGGATACGGTACAAGTAACATCGTCTTTAAGGTCAACTGCGCATAAAACAGCAATAGAAAGTGATAGAAGAGAAATGAAGAAAGAAGCGACCGCAAGACCTTTGCTCATGATTTTTGCCTTAGTTAAAATATACTAGTATTAATTTGTTGATTAAATATCATTAGCTGGAATAAAGCCACTTTTAGGCATGATATTAACAAAACTGTCTTTATGCCACATGACCCACATCGACACATCGTCACATATTTTCATAACCGTACAAAGCTCTTTGTCGCCGTTTTTAAATAACCAGAAAACTTGATCGCTTGGTTTAAAATGGTGGCTCTGGCTTGAATCCTTTGTCATACAAAAACCTCTCTAAGTCTAGTAAAGCCTGTTTGTAACCCATGTCGTGACCGCATTTGAATGACGCTGGTTGCTTGACGGTTTCGGGTAGGCTGTTGGCGATTATTGCTAGTTTGTGGTCAACCCACTCTTGTAGCTTGGTCATTTATCTCTCGCAGTTCTTCGGATTGTTGGTTCAAGATATCTCCATATAAATTCAAACGATAATGAAAGCTCATTTCAAAATCATCCAATTTCATTTTAAGAACATCGAGCAATTGCAATATTTGTTTTTCTGAAATAACCATCACACAAACCCATCCGAAATAAATTTAATAATCATTCCATCAATCCCATAAAACCCAAATCCCTTTGCTTGTCTTTGAGCCTCACTTAGCGTTTCGTAAGCACCCTTGAAGTGTTCTCGGCTGCCTCTCTCGCCTTGAAAGTATACTGCGTATAAAGTAATCACTCATCTCTCATATATAATTCTTGTGCATAATCCAAACCATCCCAATTATCTACGCCCGCAGCCTCTAAACACTGAAGCCAAGTATCCCGTTGTTTTAAGCGTTCATATTCATCTAAGCTGATTATTACCCTTTGTTCTTCAGTCATTTCACCGCCTCAAAATCAAAACAGCTGCAACGCAAACAGCGGCAACACACATAAATACCCAGAATCCGGTTAGTTCAATCATCTGTAAAAGTCTCCTTTTTATGTAATTTACAATCAGCAAGATAAGGACTATTAGTATTCTGCATCGGGTGCACAAACAAAATAGCTCCACATTTATAGCACTTGTATTCTATAAGTGCGTGCGCGGGTTTGTTAATTAGCATCATCTATAAAACTCTACTTAATAAGCTTCAGGATAAGCAAACCATTTTCCATCACTATCTTTGTCATATGACCAGCAAACGCGCCTATTTCCACAATCGCATCGCCTACTGATGCCATCCCATCCCGAGCAATAATTAATGTCAAAGCAATTTTGCCCATCAAAGAAAGCCACATGCCCATAATCTATTGGGGCGTTATCTAAAGCTTCCTGATAATTTTCATATCTCATCTGTAATACTCCCCATCTGGCGTTGGCGTCCAATCTTTATAAACCATCCGTCCAAGATTATCTTTTAATATAGTAAACTCCCTAGAAATTGGATAGCCGCACGCATTTAGGTGTCTTTCCAAGTGCTCAATCTCTCTAATAATCATCTTTATGGCGTTATGTTCTCCCTCTGTTCGAGCTTGCGCAATTTTTATTTCTTCATCAGTTCGAGTGTCTGGATCTAGCTTTAGGGTTTGGGTGCAACTCATCTGTAATACTCCCTGCACTTTTCGCAGAGCGCTGGTGGATTGCTTCGCGGATACGCTCCACTTACAATTTCGTTGTGCTTACAAGGCTGCTCTTTTATTAAGCCATGCTCAGCCAATCGTTTATCTATCATTTCAATTAACCATGCTTTGTCGATTGATAATATCGATGGCATCATCTATATAACTCCTCTAGCTCATTGCGTGCAGAAATATGCTCCACATACCGGTCTTTCTCTCTTTCTAGCTCAAACATAGTTAGCGACAAAATGCGAACATAATTTTCTTTTAAGTAAGGGTCGCTTTTTATAGATCCAAGCAATCTTTGTACGTGAGCCCTTTCCAAATCAAAATCAATAGGCATGTTTTTTTGAGCGTATGTCATCTATAAAACTCCCCATTGTTGCGCCATAGCTTCTGCTATGCCTTTGTATGTTACGCTTCTTAGCTTTGCTCTATGTGGCGATGGAGGCATTTTGTAAATTCTTTGCTCTCTACCTTCTGCAATTTTTGTGGGCTTCAATAGCGGTAGATTCTTTAACCATAAACATGTTTTCTTAGTCTCGCCATGCCCAAATTGCCAAGGCTGTATTATCTGGTCTGGCTTTCGGTAATGGGTAGACATAATTGAAACAGGGTTTTCAATAGCAATTTTGTGGATGTTCTCATTTGCTAATGACATAAAGAATTCAATTGCCTTTTTTTGTTCCTCTACTTTATCTTTAAACCATCTTGCGCCGCTAACGGCTAAATGAGTACATGGAGGATGTGCGATCATTAAGTCCCAATAAAATTCCTCAAGTGGTTTATATACTTCACATTGATAATGGAATGGCGATTTATCATCCGCTGGCAGTAAATCACATGACCAAGCGTCATGCCCTATTGCTCTAAATGCTTCACGAACAACGCCAGAAAACTCACACGCAACTAGAACTTTCATCTATAAAACTCTCCGCACTTAACACACTTCGAAATATCAGCCTCGCTCAACCCGGAAACCGTGTAAGCTTTGCCGTCTGATTCGTGCTGGCATCTATCGACATTAATTTGTGGTTGATTGCTTTGGATGTCAGGCTCGCTACAAGGAATAATTTTTGATGGCTTCTTAAATAGATTTATTTCTTCTTCAGCCATTGGTCGCCCAAGCTCGGCTACAAATGGACTAGGGCGGCATAAATTGCATTCTGCGACAATTAAACCATGCTGGCATCCATCGACATCAACTTGCGGTTGGTTGCTTTGGATATAAGGCGTTATTTGATATCCATCATAACCAAACCCCTTAATCTCCCCCTCAAAAGGCTGCCCCATAGCAATTCCAACCATTCCACAATCATCGCAATCAAACTTTCCATCTTGCTGTAAATATTTGTTCGGGTGGGTGCACTCTTCCTGCATTAGCTTTGCCCAATATTGCAATTGATGTTGGATTAGGGCTTGGCGTGTGGGGAATAACTCTGACTCATAAACCATGCCCACAGGGTAATCATCAAGATAATATTTAGCGTTAACAACATTTGAAATTGTAAATGCCTTAGGTTCATCGCAGTAAACCATCCAAACTTTATCGCCAACTTTATATTTCGGCTCTGGCTCGCTGAGTTCGCGAAGATGTTCAAGCAATTCATCCAATGAATTTGTATAAAAATTATCGCATAAAGGCGCATAAAATCTATATTCATCGCCATCATGCTCGCTAAATGTCATGTGGAATTTGCCAAGGCGGATTTTTTCAACTAATTCATGGCAAGTTTTAAGTTTCTCGTAATCAATCATAATAATCACCTTTCAATCTTGCGTGCAACCTTCCCCAATTCATTTCCCACCATTGCATATTTGCTTGCTTCAGCTCATCAACAATGATTCCAAGATTTACTTTTTTTAACGGAAGTCCAAATATGGAGTCAATGGGGTCGCCTAATGGAATGTGTCTGAGAATAATTTGCATATTGTGGTTATTGTCAAGCTCTACCTTTTCAAGAAACTTTTTAAATGGGTCTGAAAAAGGTAGTTTCTCATAATCAATCATTTCCACTTCTTCCAACAATCCTCACAAACTAATATAGCGCCATTGATGCACTTGTTATTGTGCTCGCAATAGTTATCAATCATGTATTGGATTTTTCCAACTAATTCACTTCGTCTTATAGCGTTTGTTTCAGACATGGGTATATCTCTTAATTGAATAGCAATAGCATTATGCAAGCATTTAAGCTCTTCTTTCGTAAACTCATTCATATCTCACCAAAGCTTAAAAACAAAATGTAAAAAAGCGAAAGGAGCGACAACAAAGGAGGCGGCGGCAAAAGCCAAATAAAAGACTACGCACGCTTCTAAGAATCTATCTTTATTTTTCATCTTTGCCACCGTATGTTTCGTCTAAGAACTTAAATAGATCTTCGTAAAGTTGCTCAACAGTTCGATTAATTTCATCGGGTTTTAAATTCAAAGCAACCAGATTATTTCTTATTAGATTTTTTAACTTCCGCTCTATTTCCATGTATTTCTGCCTCTCGCTTAATCGTTAAGTCTGATTTAAATCTGCCGCCTGTCATGGCCTCTATTCTTTTTTGCATGGGCATCGGTATGTATCCGATTTTCATCCAATGTTTGTAAGTATTCACGCCGAGTTTAAGCTCGCGCATCATTTCAGACCAGTTATTTCCATAGGCTATAAATAGCTCTTGTGCTGTCATTGTTGTTTCCTTTGCGTGTTGGAATGTGGCTATTCTAGTGTACTTTGTTGCATTTGTCTAGTATAATTTAGTCTAATTCAACAAAGGGGGAAGTATGGAAAAAGTTAGGTTTGAAGATGGGGTTCACGACATTAGCAACAGTGAGTACCACGGGAGTCAAGGTATTTCGCGCAGCTCCTTGATGAAGATAAAGAAGAGTCCATATCACTATTGGTACGAGTACGAATCAGGCTTGTATCAGCGCCCAGAGCCAACTGACGCACTGATTCTTGGTGATGTGGTTCACACGATAGTTTTAGAGCCACATCTTTACGATGAGCGATATGTGATAAGCCCAAAATTCGATAGACGCACAACCGCAGGAAAAGCCGATTACGCAGCTTTTCAAGAGTCGGCAATGGGCAAGGTGGTTTTAAGTCCCGAAATCGCAGCACAGGCCGCAGGAATGGCTGGAGCGGTGAATCAGAATGAGATTGCTTGCTCACTTTTGGCTGATAGCGTTGTTGAGGAATCAATTTTCTGGACACACGAGACGGGCTTGCAATGCAAGGTTCGTCCTGACTCTCGATGCGGCTCAGTGGTCGTTGACTTAAAGACTTCAAAAGACGCTGGATTTCGTGGGTTCCAGAGTTCGGCGTTTAGTTTTGGTTATTTCGTTCAAGCTGGAATGATTCACCAAGGCTTAAAATCAATCGGCGTTGACATGGAAAAGTTCGTGTTTATTGCTGTTGAAAAGGACTTGCCGTATGCGGTGGGAATTTACGTTCTCGATGAAGAGGCGCTCGACTATGGAATTAATCAGTTTAATGAGTTGATGGGCATGTACGCTATGTGTCTCGATAGGAATGAATGGCCTGGGTATGGGATTAGCGCCTTAACGCTTCCAGGGTATGCAAAATTTGAAACAATGTTAGAGGTGGAGTAATGAGTAACGAACTGCAATTAGGATTTAACGCGCCAGTAGCGCAAAAAGAAACAGCAATGATTGAAACAAACGAAGCAAGAGCGGTTGCTGAAGTTCAAGCATCTTTCGTTATTGCGAAAAAGTTCCCAAGAAACCAACAAGAAAGCTACATGAACATCATTGCGGCGTGCAAGAGGCCGTTTTTGGCAGAGCAAGCTATGTACGCATACCCAAGGGGGGGAACGTTGGTTAAAGGGGCCTCTATTCGCCTAGCAGAGGCTATGGCACAAAACTGGGGCAACTTAGATTGCGGTGTTCGTGAAATTTCGCAGTCAAATGGCGTGAGTGTTGCCGAAGCTTATGCAATCGACTTGCAAACCAATACTCGAATAACAAAGGTTTTCCATGTGCCTCATAAGCGCGATACAAAGAAAGGCGTTGTTCGATTAACCGATGCTCGCGACATTTACGAGTTAGTTGCTAATCAGGGCGCTAGGCGTTTGCGTGCGTGCATACTTGGAATCATACCAGGTGATGTTATTGAGGCGGCGATTGACCAGTGCGCCAAAACTCTGGAATCAAGCGATATGCCTATTGGCGAGCAAGTTCGCAAGATGATTATGGCTTTTGATGAAATTGGAGTGAAGGTGGAGCACTTAGAGAAACGATTAGGCCACAACCTAGACGCAACCATCCCTCAAGAAATTGTCATGCTTAAAGGCGTTTATAAGTCGATTAAAGACGGAATGGCAAATCGCGAAGACTTTTTTGAAATCTCCGCTCCTAAACAGGCTGATGCAAAAGCCGAGTTGCTTGCGTTGACTGCGAAGAACAAAAAAGCAGTTGAGGAAGCGAAGCCGAAAATTGACCCTAAAGATATCGACCCTGAAACGGGGGAATTAATTCAGTAGTCATTAAGCCCTCTCATGAGGGCTTTTTAACAACCACATGCTCTTCAATCCATTTCAACCTTTCTGGCATTTCTAGCTTATCCTGATGTAAATACCAAAAATAATCCTGCAATTCCTGCTGGGTTGGTTTCTTATGCTCAAGCTGCTGCATGATTAGGCCATCCGCAAACATTTCAATTGCCTCTTCATAATTCTTTTTGAAAACATCGAAGGTTTTTTTGTGGGACTCTGAGCGTAGAAATAGGGGGTCTGATTTCTCATAAGCGTATTTAACACATGGGTGCGACCACTTTGCGTCTTTGTGGTCGTAGAGCATTTCACGGTCTTTGAATAAAGCCTCTTCGTAGGCTGCGTGCACGTCAGGGGCGTTAATGTCTTTTGGGGTTAATTTGCACATAGCAATAAATTCGCCAGGTGATGGGAAATAGGGGGATGGACTTGCGCGCATAGCACTAACGCCGCGCTTTAATTTTTCAATCGATGTGATGTTCATTTCTTTGAACGCTGCTATCCAGTGTCGTTTTGATGAAAGCAAATCCTCTTGGGTTTCAAAGGCCATTCTAAATGCTGGCTTTATCGCAAACAAATCCTTAAAAAGCTGGTTCACAATTTTTATTGTTAAATCGTCAAAATCTTGACTCATAATTACTCCACTTAGTAACTTCCTTAGGGGATACTGGCAGTGCGCAAGGAAGTGGCAATGACACTTTCGGGAGCTACCCTAGCCAGTGAGGCTATGCTACCACAATATTTATTCAAATATGCTTTTGCGATCACTATTAGCCCATGAGCCATCGTTGTGGTCAAAGGTTCCTTTTTTCTTTCTGACCTCAATTTCATCTTCCCACCGCCTATCTCTCAGGTAGTTGTACGCAGACGGATGATACCCATCCAGAAAGTGGGCATCCTCTTCTGTTTGCCTGATTAGCTTCCTAATGATTGTCGTTGATATCAGATGACAGCCTTGCGCATACCACATCGTCCGTATTCTCTCTTTGTTTTTTTTGGAAGGGTATAGCCCCCAGAAAACATCAAACTCTGCTTCATGGATTTCTGTCAGGTTGTATTGCTGCCTAACAGCTAGCTGGTTGTGATTGATTTGCTCAGCGATGGTAGGTTGCTGTTTTTCTTGCTCGTGTCTGTACGCATCAAACGGCCCTACGTGATAGCCGTTCTCAAATCTTGTGTTCATGTTTTCATCCTCATTAATTTTCGGGGGTGGTAATTGTAGCATTTCTGAGGATGGAGTTCGACTAATTTTTTGGCTAGTGGAATCTGGTGGTGAGATTTCTGTCTCGCGCGTGTTTATATTTATATTGTTTTTATTATTATTATTATTCTTATTAGAATTCTTATCTATGTAGTAAACGTGTGAGCCAGTACTGGTAAACTGGTGAGCCAGTACTGGCTCACTGGTTGACCTGTTGTTAAGTTTTGTTTCAGGCTCACTGTTTGACCTGTTGTTGAATTTTAAGCCAAGCATAAATTTACGATTATGCCCCATCCCTTTGCGGTCTAAATATCCCCATGATTCGAGATCATTAAGTTTTCTTTTTAAAGTAGGTAGACTCACTCTTGCTAAGATGCAAAGTTCAGGATTAGGTATATTCCATTCTGTGCGCTGGCGAAGTTGATCGTATAAATGCATAAAAATAATTAAATGGTCGTTTGTTATATCGGGATGCTCATTTAATATCTTTGGAATTTGAAAGAAAGGAGGCGTTTCGTTTGTATTTTTATTACCAACCATGTTAAAATTACTCCTGTAATTAGAACCTACAGGCTCACGCTGAGGGCGGGTAACCCTGTGAGCCAAACCTCCACAATCATATGCTTTTCGTGCAAAAATAGATAGATATTCCTAGTCTTTAATCCATTTGCAAGCCACTATTTTAGGTTAAAATAAAACCAAGCAGACTCGAAAACAAGCCATTATTTATGATAAGAAACTGTACTTTTAGTAGAATGTTAAATCAGAAGAGGGTGGATGAGGCGTGGGGAATTAGGGTGGCAATCGGCAGTGTTGGTTACCTGCTCATCCCGTTACGATATGATTCGCCACAACCGAGGTTTGCGCCCTTGTGGTGCATCTCATGCCGGAGTCGAACCGACCTAACTTCGCAAAAAGTTGCACGTCTAATCCGTGCTGCGATTGCCGTAGTTGTGCGGGTGTTTTCGATTTCATTCTCGCGTGTGTTATCCCGCTCTCACCTGTTATTCAGGAACACGCCATATCTGGGAGCTACCCAGCCTCATTCAATGCCGTCTCTCCGGCTGTCACGTGCTCGCTTCACTATTGGACAATGACGTTTAAGCCCTATTTCCCCGTGAGCTGGGGTTTCTATCTACAGGAGCATCGATAGAACCTGCCAAGCTTGCGCTTGCTCCCGACACAATTCAAAGCCCTTAACGCGGGCTATTCGGACTTTTCTATTTTTTAAGCTTTCTCAAAAGGGAGTCTAGCGAATCTATTATGCCCTCCAGCCCCTCACTGCCTTCATCTTCCTGCTCTTCCCACATATAAATGGGATGGGGATTGTTCGAGCCTTCTGCGCTCTTAACCTGTGGATTTAGAGCCAAATCCATCCCTGTTTTAATGTAAGGATTCTTAAAGTCATTAAGGCGCTCCATACACGTTTTTATATAAAGTGCCGCGTTGTACGCCATCTGTATCTTGAAATGGTCATCAGATTTCAGCCCATCGCAAATACTCTTTGCTAATCCCATAGTGACTTTTATGGCACTTTCAATTGATTTTCTGTCTAGCTCTAAACTCATTTACCACCCCTTTTTTTTAAATAAATTTCCTCTCGGTCAATAACGTATCTTGATGGAGCCTGAATACCCACTTTCACTTGAGGCGGTCTTTTTGATATGTCAACGTCATGGATAATAATTTCAATATCGTCATTAATCATGATTCGCTCGCCTTTCCTTCTAGCCAATATCAACATATCTCCCTCCGTTTCGTTATCATCTTCACCCTGACCATTTCTTTCGGCTTTTAGCCAGTCTTCATCACCATGCAGCTCTCTCCACGGCTTATCACTTCCTGACATTATTAGCCCTCTCGTGTGGAGTTGCTGGCCTAGATTCTACATAGGGGATAGTATCCAAGGCTTCTGTTATTTGTTTGTCTGTTTTTGGCTTTTCGTTACTCTCGGGGGCTTTAAAAAAACGCTGCCCGTTACCCTTGTTTCTAATCATGACGCTTCCTTTAAATTAAGCTTATCAAAAGCCAGTGCCATTGATAAGCTAAGTATTTACAACTCCACACTGTAGCTGCTGTAATGTTTACCGCAAAGGGTATGGCTATTGCGATAAGTACTTTAGTCCTCTTCGGTATCCCCATATCACCCTCCAAAATAAACCTTTACAAGCGTCACCACAGTCCCGCAAACAACC